CGCCAGCAATGGTATATTTTCCGCAACCACCGCAATACCGGCAACAACCCGCTGAACAACCGCCTGTTACGTGCGCAGCGCATGTTCGAGGGCAAGTACGACGCCGAGAAACTCTCCAAGATCCAGGCGTTCGGGGGTTCCGAGGTCTATGCCCGCCAGGTCGCCAGCAAGTGTCGAGGAGCTACTGCGTTGCTCCGGGACGTTTACCTGGGGGCCGAGCGCCCCTGGGACATCCAGCCCGTCGTCGACCCCCCGGTGCCCCCGGAAGTGCAGGCGAACATCGTCCAATTATTAAGCACCGAGGTGCAGACCCAGCAGATGGCGGGCGCGCCGATCACCCAGGATCAGGTGCACACGCGCTATACGAGTTTATTACACGCGGCCCAGGCGGCGGCCCGGCGCAACGCCATGATGCAGGCCGACTCCGCCAGCGACAAGATCGATGACATCCTCAAGGGGGGCCTGTTTTACCAGGCATTCGGGGAATTCCTGCAGGATCTCCCGTTATTTCCCTACGCCGTGCTCAAGGGTCCCGTGGTGCGCATGGTCCCCCGGCTCACCTGGGTGCAGGGGCAGCCCTCGATGCAATTACGCCCGACCATGTTCTGGGAGCGGGTGAACCCGTTCGATATCTATTGGACGCCGGGGGCATCCAACCTGCAGGACGCGGCGGTCATCGAGCGCAAGCGATACTCCCGTGCCGACCTCAACGATCTCTTGGGTGTGCCCGGCTACAGCGAACAGGCGGTGCGCGGGGCGCTCGAAGATTATGGTCGTGGTTTGCGTGAATGGCTGGACTCGCCCGACCCCGAGCAGGCCATAAACGAGGGGCGGGAGGACCCGGCCCTTAACCGTTCCCAGTATATCGAGGGGATCGAGTACCACGGCAATGTACAGGGTGAGGTATTATTAGACGAGGGCGTGGATCGTAAGCTCGTCCCGGACCCGTCCAGGGATTACATGATCCAGAGCTGGGTGGTGGGCCGGCATACGTTCAAGACCATCATCAACCCCAGCCCCAGGCAGCGGCACTCTTATTTCATGACCAGCTTCGAGAAGGTACCCGGCACGGTCGCGGGGCACGCGCTGCCGGATATTCTTGAAGATACGCAGGAGATCGCCAACGCGGCGTTTCGCGCGCTGGTCAACAATCTCAGTATTTCCTCGGGACCCCAGGTGGTCATCAACGACGAGATGGTTTCGCCCACCGAATCGGGGGACGAACTTTATCCCTGGAAGCGTTGGCACGTACAAGGCGATCCGATGGGCAACCAGCGGGAGCCGATAACATTCTTCCAGCCGCAGTCAAACGTGCAGGAGTTACTAGGCGTTATCAGCGCCATGGACTCGCGCGCCGACGAACAAAGCGCGATACCCCGGTACCTTACGGGAGAGAGCCTGTCCGGGGGTGCCGGGCGCACGGCATCGGGACTCTCCATGCTCATGTCCAACGCCGCTAAAGTCTTACAGACCGTAGCGGCGAACATCGACACCGACGTGCTCGAACCGCTGTTAAACGCGCTCTACGATCTGATTATGCTTACCGATACGACAGGATTATTGACCGGCGAAGAAGATATACGCGTACTAGGTTCTTCAGTGGCGCAGCAGCGTGAAGTAGAGCACCAGAAACAACTACAATTCCTGCAAATAACCGCCAACCCCATCGATGCGCCCATCATCGGCGAGCTGGGGAGGGCGCGCTTGCTGCGGCCGCTGGCGAAAAGCCTGGGTCTGCCCGACGATATCGTCCCCGATGATCAAACCATTCAGGCGCAGATGGACGCCCAGAAGCAGTTCCAGGCGGCCGCACAGGCAGTACAGGCGCACGCGCAGGCAGCAGGCGTGCCGGTACCTCCTGCGCACGGCTCTCAGGGTGAGGGTACGCACCCGAATCCGCAGGCTTCGGGTCCCAAAGGCGTTCCCACGCCCGCCGGCGCACCCTCCGTAGCGGGCATGGGCACCGGCGGCGCCGCCAACCAGGCGCCTTCCAACCCGTCGAAGTCGCCGGGACGCACGGTCGCGCCTCTTAACCTCTCCCAACAGCACCAAGGAGCACCTCCCAATGGCTGACAGTTATGGCAAAGATAACAAAATGGTCTCCAGCGGCTCCGGCCAGGCGCAGAAGGCGTCCGGCGGCGGTTCCGGCGGTGAAAACTCAGGTCCGACCGGGTCTTCCAGGCACTATCCGAAGGGCAAGAGCATCCGTTCGACCGACTGGAACCCCGAAAAGTGCAAGGCGTCCACGTTCGGCATCAACGGGGTCTGAACCCATGGCTGCGATTGGGTCCATGCCGGGCATCGGCGGCGAATTATTCGGCGGCGGCGGGGGAAACCCGTCTGCGAGTCCGGTGCAGGTGGGCGGGGGTAAAAACGCCGTCGCCCAGCATCTGGGCTCGCCCCACTCGGGCGTCAAAAACACGGTCACGTCGGGTGATCCGTTCTCCCGCTCGATGGGGCAATACTCCAAGGGGCACAGTTTCACCTCGCCGTTGAAACAAATCCGGGGCGGCATGGGCGGCATGCACCGGATCAGGGGTGGGCTTGGCCCGGGCAAGGCGGGTCAGCCCGGGGGAGCCACCGACTACAGCATGAAGACCGCTGATACGGAGTAGTTTTACGTGAGCGTTAACCTTGGTAACGATTGTACTAATGCGCTGCATGAACTCCGGGGCAACCCGCACTTTGAACGGTTCATGGATGCATTCGGTGTGATCTCGCAGAACATGATGCTGTCGGCGATGAGCGCCGACGTGACGTTGCGCTTGGACTCCACCGCGTATGCGCGTGGGTTTTATCACGTCTGGCAGGCGATGAAGGCGGCTTATGCCGGCCAGCATATGAGCCAGGTGAAACTGCCGCCGTTGCCGCGCGGCAAACGCGTGCCCGAGGGCACACGTTCCGAGCTTGAGGCACTGACCGATGCCCAGTGAAACCACGTTCGTAACTAATCGCGTCGACGCCAACGCGGCCTACCAGCCGCATATCCCCGAGGCGGTAAGACGGGCGAGCGCACGTGCCGACGAACTCGCGCGCGAGGCGGGTATCGCCAACGTGCCGGCGGCGCCGGAAACACCCGGCAACGGTCAAGATAAAACAGCAAACGAAATCGAACGTAACGAACGTCCGATTTCACCACCACCGTTCGAGTTGACGCCGCCGCCGGTAGAGGAGCCGATACCGGCGGCGGCCCCCCAGCCGGTTCAGGCTCCTATGAACGACTGGGAACAGCGTTATAACACGCTCCAGGGCAAGTACAACACCGAGATGCCCGAACTCCGGGGCCAGCTGCGGGCGATGCAGGACATGCTCGCCAACATGCAGACGCATATGCGCCAGCCGGAGCCGCGCGCACCCGAGACTACGTTCGAGCGGCCCGCTCCCACGTATCAACGGCCGCAGCCGCCGCCGATACGCGAGATCCCCAAGGAGGACGTGGATAATTACGGGTCGGACCTGATCGACGGGGTAGGACGCTGGGCCGAAGCACGGTTCGCCCCCCTGCTGCAGGAGATCGACCGCAGGTTGCTCTCGGTAGAGGGCGGCAACCAGCAGCTCGCTAATTATACCGCCCAGAAGAGCGTCGATGCGATGCTCACGCAGGCGGTCCCGGATTGGGATCAGGTCAATCATGATCCCAACTTCATCCTCTGGCTCGACCAGGTGGATATGCTCAGCGGTCGGAAACGAAAGGAGCTGATCGACGAGGCATACGGCGCGGGCAATGCCCCGCGTACTATCGCGTTCTTCCGTGCGTACAAGAACGAGCAGACCGTGGTGAACCCGAACGGCCAAGGGACACGGCCGGTCCAGACGGGGAATATCCCTGCGGACCGGCTGCCCCTCGCCGATCTGGTAGTCCCCGGACGTGGCCAGTCGGTCACGGCCCCGGCGCCCGGCGCTCCCGAGCAACGCATCTGGACGGCGGCCGATATCGCGGCGTTCAACAGGCAGAAACAGCAGGGTCGGTGGATCGGGCGCGAGGCGGAAGCCGCGCGCATCGAGGCCGACTACATGCGGGCTCCGCTTGAGGGACGCTTCCGTCAGATATGAGCCACGAAACATCTCGTTTCGGGGCAATGCGTGTAACAGGAGCAGCCCCTAATGGCAGTCACAGTTGGTACGCCATGGGCGGGTAGTAACCAATCTCCCGCTTATCATGGTACGTTCATTCCGGAGATCTGGTCGGGCAAGCTGATCGAGAAATTCTACTCGGCCACGGTGCTGTCGGCGATTGCGAATACCGACTACGAGGGCGAGATCAAGAACATGGGCGACACGGTGCACATCCGCACCAAGCCGACCATTACGATCCGTCCCTACACGGTCAACCAGGATCTGCTGATCGAGCGCCCCAGCTCGAACATCGTCGATCTTACGATCGACAATGCATTTTACTTCAACGAAGCACTCGATGATGTGATGGAGATCCAGTCCGACATCAACATGCTCAGCATGTGGTCGGATGACGCCTCCGAGCAGATGAAGATCACGATCGACACCGCCGTGCTGGCGACCATCGATGCCGGCGTGGCGGCGGCGAACAAGGGTATCGCGGCCGGGCGTATCTCCCAGAACATCAACCTGGGGGCGACGGCGGCGCCGATCGCGCTCACCTCGCTCAACGTGGTGGACTCGATCGTCGATCTGGGTACCGTGCTGGATGAACAAAACATCCCGGAGACGGGGCGCTGGCTGGTTATCACGCCGTGGGTGGCGGCGTTGATCAAGAAGAGCGACCTGCGTAATGCTTCCATCTCCGGCGACGGCGTGTCGCTGGTGCGTAACGGGCGTCTCGGCATGATCGATCGCTTCATGCTGTACTCGTCCAACCTGCTGCCGACGGCGGTCGAGGGTGCGGCCACTGCGTTTCGCATTTTCGCCGGCCACCCGCACGGCCTCACCTTCGCGTCGCAAATTACCAAGATCGAGCAGATGCGCTCCGAGCGTTCGTTCTCGACGCTCATGCGCGGGCTGCAGGTCTACGGCAACAAGATCCTGGACGGCATCGCGATCACCGAGCTTTACGCCGTCCGTGGGTAAGATGCGACCCGGGTTACGACGGTAGTAAGGGCGCCGCCGGGTTGCCTCCCTTTCCCGGCGGCGTTTCAGGAGGATGATATGGCGCGTTATGAAGGCTCACCCAAGGACCTCAAGGAGGACAAGAAGGGTGCGAAGAAGCTGGGCGTGGGCCTGCGGGCCTACGAGAAGACCGGCAAGGACAAGCGCGAGGACACGAAGGGTCAGAAACAATTCGGCAAGAGGTTTGTGAAATAACCATGGCAAAGAAACCACCGTTCATGTCGGGCCTGCCCAAGAAAAAATCGGCGGTGCCTTCACCCGCCAAGGGCCGGCCGGCTCCCGCCGCCTTCGGTGGCGGCGGCGCGCCGGGTGCGCCGAGTGCATCCGCGCAGCCTAACTCCCCGATGATGGGCGGCGGCCCCGGCCTGGGCGCCGGCGGTGCCCCCAGCTCGCTTGGCGCCGGCGGCTTTGCCAAGGGCGGCAAAGTGAAGGGGAAGAAACGTGGCAAGTAAGCCCAAACCCGCACCTCGTAAGCGCAAGGGCTACGACGAGGGCGGTCAGATCAGTTCTGACAGCTTGGGCCGTAGCATCATGGGCGGGGCGCAGACGGCGGCGAGTATCTACGGCGCTATCAAGAAGGGCCAATATTATAAGGGCCTTGCTGACTCGATGTCGAAGCAAACGCCAAAGCCTGACCAGCCGTTTTCTGGTGGCGGCCCTGCTGCTGTCGGCGGCGCCGAAGCCGGCACGGGTGCGGCACGCGGCGGCAAGATCAAGCAGGTGGCGGGCAAACCCGTGGGCAAGGATGACGGTTTGATCCCCGCCCAGCGGGGAGAGTACGTCGTTAAGAAATCTGCGGTGAACAAGCTGGGTACTGGCGTGCTTAATACGATCAACAAGGGGCGTTTGCCCGAAAAGAAGGGCAAGCGATGAGACGCCCGGTCAAGCGTAAGGGGTATGCTAGCGGCGGGTTTGTCGATCCTGTTGGGGATCAACTTGCTGACACGTATAATCGTTCTAGTAAAGACACTGAGGCTACTGCGCGATGGGGAGCAGCGCGGCAAGCGCAGGCTTCAGCCGAATATAATCAAATGACCCCCCAGGCCCAGCG